CTGCCTATCTTCGCAGATAGCGATGGCAACTTACCCTCATGGCTCAGATGGTTTCAGACCTACGACGATACCTTGGATGGCAAAGAACCGAGGTTTATCGAAGCAACTAGCTGGTTGAGAACTGATGGTGTCGCTAAAAACTTCATCTGTACCTACATACTGCGTGTCATGTGGCTATATCGTAACAATGCGTACGGTTTTGCGTACAGCGTACTAGGTGGAACAGCACCATTCAGAACCTTGTCAGAAGAAGGTACAAACCCCTCTGACCGCGCACCTGCTATAGAAGGCTCATATCTCCGTATATTTGACGATGCCGAGGGGGTTCAGTATTTCCAGTACAAGCTAGTCAAAGACAGAGGTAATGGTAAGTGCTATGAGGCATCAATAGGATGGAAGCCTAGCGGTCAGTTTGTGGTAAGATGGACACCATTCAGAGCTTTTAACGGATAAATAACCGATGTTTGGAGTTAGTTCATTTGCGGGTGCTCCATTTGCCTCGTTAGGTAGTACGGGGACGCTTGTCGTTGTAGTAGGGGTTGAGGGCACATCAGCCTTAGGAACACCCACCGTTACCGGTGCAGCAAACATATACCTGACAGGGGTAGAAGGCACAAGCGCCTTAGGATCAGTTACAACAACAGCCGCAGCAAACGTCACCGTAACAGGGGTAGAGGGCACAAGTGCCTTAGGAACAGTAACAACAGCCGCCGCTGCAAACGTCACCGTAACAGGGGTAGAGGGCACAACAGCCCTGGGTACTGCCACAGTAGAGGCAAAAGGAAACGTATACCCCATAGGGGTAACAGGCACAAGTGCCTTAGGAACAGTAACAACAGCAGCTGCTGCAAATGTCAACGTCACGGGGGTATTAGGCACCACAGCCCTAGGCACTGCCACAGTAGCAGGAACTGCAAACGTATACCCCATAGGGGTATTGGGCACAACAGCCTTAGGAACAGTAACAGCTAAGGCAAACGCAGATGTAAACGTAGCCGGTGTAAGTGCTACCACAGCAGTGGGTAATGTGTTAGTATGGAGTCAGATAGTACCCAACCAGAACCCAAACTGGATACCCGTAGTTGATGCACAGACTTCTACCTGGACACAGGTAAACAACGGAAACACAGTGATGTGGGTAGAGATATTAAACTAAAGGATAGATAATGGCCAGCACGTATTCACCACTGCTAAAGATTCAACTCATCGGTACCGGCGAACAGTCGGGCGTATGGGGCGCTACAACAAATACAAACCTCGGCACACTCCTAGAGCAAGCAATAGCGGGGCGCACATCAATAGATGTTACTGCTGGAAATGTTACTTTAACTACACTAGATGGCACAGCAGATCAAGCACGGTGCATGGCGTTAAATATTATAGGTACCCCAGGCGTATCAAGAAATATCGTTGCCCCAACATCAAGTAAGCTATACGTCGTAATCAACGGATCCAATGCGTCGGTAGTAATAAAAGCTGCTGCAACTACAGGGTACACACTTGCTGCGGGCGTAACACAACTTCTATTCTACGACGGCCTTACAGATTTTATATTAGTAGGACGGCTCGAGGCAGCAACAAACACAGCAAATACACTCGTTCTCCGTGATGCTAACGGCGACTTCCAGGCAAGATTTATTGGCGCCACAGGCTTTGTCGGTCCTATATTAGGAGATGTAACTGGTAATGTAACTGGTAATGTAACTGGCAATGTAACAGGGAATGCAGGGACGGTAACAACAAATGCCAACCTTACCGGAGGTGTAACCTCCGTCGGCAACGCGGCCACAGTTGTGACTAATGCAAATCTTACTGGCGTAATTACGTCTTCAGGCAACGCAACCTCTATAGCTTCTCAGACAGGCACAGGTACTCAGATTGTAGTAGCCAATGCACCGACACTAACAAATCCGACAGTGACTAGTTATATAGAGAGCGTGGTTGCTATAGGTACTGTTACTAGCGCAAGTACAATATCTCTAACTTCAGGTACTGTCCAGACTGCGACATTAACATCAGCTACACCTTGTACATTCACTATGCCTACAGCCACTGCGGGTAAGTCATTTGTCATGCTGCTTAAACAAGCCGCTACTCCCACTACAGCTACCTTTTCAGGTGTTAAATGGGGTAATGCTGGTGCTCCAACTATAACAGCCACCGCTGGTAAGATGGATATATTGTCGTTCATTGCAGATGGCACTAACTGGTATGGCTCAACTGCCGCAGGGTACACACCGTAATGTTTGCAGCTAGAAACTTCTTATTTACTGGCGTGACTAACATCCCGCTCACTGTCGAGTACCTTGTGGTTGCAGGTGGAGGCGGTGGTGCTGGCGGTGGTGCTGAAGTTGGTGGTGGAGGAGGAGGAGCTGGTGGTTATCGCACAGCTACAGGATATGCAGTTAGTGCAGCCACCCCAATATCGGTAACAGTCGGTGCTGCTGGTGGAGCAAGTGCTAGTGGCGGTAACTCAATCTTTGGTTCTATTACCTCAATAGGTGGTGGTGGTGGCAATACTTCCACTACCGGAGGCTCTGGTGGTGGCTTCAGCGGGTCTAACACAACTCCCGGTTTAGGCACTGCTGGGCAAGGTAATAATGGTGGTAATGGCTCTGGTACATATGGTAGTACCTCATGTACTGGAGGTGGTGGTGGAGGTGCAGGAGCTGCTGGTGCTAATTGGGGTTCGTTTGCAGCAGGTGCAACAAGTTCTATCAGCGGCTCATCTGTAACATATAGTGAGGGAGGCAGAGGTGCCAGTCCGGGCGATAATGATGGTGTTGCTGCTGGTGCCAATACAGGTTCTGGCGGTGGTGCTGGTGGCTCTAATCCGGGATGGACTTCTCACCCCGGAGCTGCTGGAGGCTCAGGTATTGTTATTATGCGCTACCCAGATACATTTGATGCAGCATTGTCAACAACAGGCTCCCCCACTATTACACAAACTGGTGGGTATAGAATTTACAAATGGTTGTCAGGAACAGGGAGTGTTACATTCTAATGGATTTATCTAATCTATCTAGTAATGTGGGTATGTCTGATGGCATGAAAGCTGCATTGTTATGTGGCGGCACTACTAAAGCCTGTCAAACTGAAGAGTTAGGTATGGAAGAGTTTGGAGTGCCATATATGGCATTAATGCCAGCTAAGAATAGAAAGAAAGTACTTGACTATGTAATTGGTGCAGCACCACAGGTTAATTACTTTAGGTTTAAAACTTGGATAGTACCAAATGAATTAGTATCTGATGACCCATTATTTGTGCTGCTAAATGCTAAATATAAATACACCATAGGGGTGATTAAGCTTGACCCATTTACCTGCTATGACTGGCATGTAGATAAGGAACGTGGAGTTGGAGTAAATATGCTTTTGAACCATGATGGATTAAGTCATTGTTTGTTTAAAAATGCTAGTAATGAGCATGTGATGTGTGGCATTAATGAACTTGTTTATGAACAAGATATGTATTATGCATTGAATACTCAGATACCACATACGGTTTATAACTTTGAATCACCTAGATATATGCTGAGTGTTGATTTTTCTAAAAAGAAAGATACATTATCTTACCAACAATTTATAGGAGATATGAATGAAAACAATAATTGAAGCAACAGATACAGATCCAAAACACGAAGTTGAGTTGTTGTGCGGTGCATGCTCGTATGATTTGGATGAGAGCGAGATTGCCTCTGACACCTGCGCTAACTGCGGTACAAAACTAAACTTAAGGCAGAACACAACAATCCATGTAACATCAATTCCTATGTTTGGAATCACGGAGGTATAAAATGTTTACACTATTCACGACAATCGTGTCTTTTTTGACTGCTGGTGTGCCTAAGGTCATGGACTTCTTCCAAGATAAGGGAGACAAGAAACACGAGCTAGAGATGGCGCAGTTGCAATTGACCAGGGAGTTGGAGTTACAGAAGGCAGGGTTGGCAAGTCAAGTTAAAATCGAGGAGATTAAATATGACGAGATACAGACGCAAGCGGCAAGCAGCGAAAGGGAAGCCTTATATCAGCACGATATTGAAATTGGTAAAGGCGCATCGACGTGGGCTATCAATGCTCGTGTTATGGTTCGGCCTGTTATTACTTATGGTCTTTTTTGTCTCCTAGTATTCGTTGAGGTATTTGGGTTCTACTACTCTATAAATACAGGAACACCTTTCCCAGTAGCTATGGACCACTTATGGGATGAGCACATGCAAGTGATTTGGGCATCAATTATTTCGTTTTGGTTCGGGTCAAGGGCGTTTAACGGTAAGTAACTGGTCGGATTAAACGACCGCTTGGCTATTAACTCCAAAAATGTAATATATCCCGAACGGTAAATTAATGCGGTTTTAGCGGTGATTAAGCCTTATATTTACCGCACGGGAATGTTGCAAAAGATGTTGCAATGGTGCAACGTGAGATGCAACAAGACCTTCACGCATAACCGGACATTTTTGTCCGATTAACATTATCTCTAAACAGAGGAAACACTATCTCTAAAGCGGCATAGTAACTAATTGATTGCACTATGAAAACATCAGAAGTAGGTATTCAGTTAATTAAAAGGTTCGAAGGATGTAAGTTGAAACCCTACCTATGCCCAGCAGGATATTGGACTGTCGGTTACGGTCATGTAATAGGTAACGGAAAGACTAAACCAGAAAAGCAACTCTACACACAGGGAGAAATAAATGAACTTCTTAGAACAGATTTGGCAAGATTTGAACAGGGTGTGTTACGTTATTGTCCCGTGCCTCTCACTCAATTTGAGTTTGATTCTCTTGTTAGCTTTAGCTTTAATCTTGGGTTGGGGGTATTACAAAGAAGCACGCTCAGACGAAAGATTCTCAGGCAAGACAAGCAGGCCGCGGCGAGGAATATTTTAAAGTATAATAAGGCAGGTGGCCGAGTGCTTAAAGGCTTGACCAGAAGAAGAGAAGCAGAATATAGGATGTTCACAAACACAAATGCCATTATCTAAACTAGTTTTTAAACCCGGACTTAACCGCGACCAGACAAACTATGCCTCTGAAGGGGGTTGGTTTGATTGCGATAAGATCCGTTTTCGTTCTGGGTTCCCTGAGAAGATTGGTGGTTGGAAGGTAGAAACATTTGAGCAGTATGAAGGGTCGTGCCGCAGCCTATTTTCTTGGGCAACCAGTGGCGGGCAAGAGCTCGTTTGTGTGGGTACAAACAAAAAGATATACATATCGACAGGTACCGACCTGTACGACATTACTCCGATACGGGCAACACTGGCAACACCGACAACAAATAACTGCTTTGCAACCACAAACCTGTCTACCACAGTCTTAGTAAACATAACGGGGCATGGGGCTATTGACGGCGACTATGTGACCTTTAGCGGGGCGGTAGCTGTCGGTGGTGTTACTGCAGTTATGCTCAACCAAGAGTTTGCAGTTACATTTATTAC